ATAAAAAAATAATGAATATGTCATGGTAATTTGACATATTCTAATAAATACTGATATAATATAATTTCTAGCAGAGTAGAGCAGTTCGGTTAGCTCGGGAGCCTCATAAGCTCTAGGTCACGGGTTCAAATCCCGTCTCTGCCACTAAGGGGTCGGAATTGGTGCAAACCCAATACGATTAGTCGTTGAGTGTAATAGCAGCACGGACCCCGCCTTATACCTCTAGTGTAACGGTAGCACAACTGTCTCCAAAGCAGTTTGTCAGGGTTCGAATCCTTGGGGGTGTGCGGGTCCTGAGCAAGATGACTTTAAAAGGCTCAACCAAGATTGCCTTCGGGGATCTTAAAAGTAAACTAACTCGCTTAAGAAAGGAGCAAAGTTATGTATAATTCATTATCAATTACAACAACACAAAATACATCAAACAACACACTTACAGCAGGAATGGCAGGCAGTAACAGTTTTTATTCTGTTTCAAGCGTACCTGCAATCCATTATGGAGGTACTGACATTAGTAAATCTTTTATTGGCTGGGATTCAACAATCAAAGAGATTGAAAAGTTGGGAGAAAGAATGGTAAAAAATTCTGGAAACTTCCCTCCATACAATGTAGTTAAGGTAGATGAAGATACATACCTTATTGAATTTGCAGTAGCAGGATTCACAAAGGAAAATGTAAAAGTATCTCAGGAAAAAAATGCTTTAATTATTGAAGGATCAATGGATGAAGATGAAGATATTGAATATCTTCATAAGGGTATTGCAACTCGTTCATTTACACGTGTGATTGCGTTGGCTGAACATGTTGAAGTGCAGGGAGCAGAATTTAAAAATGGAATTCTCTCAGTAACACTTGAACGAATTCTTCCAGAAGAAGAGCAGCCTAAAACAATTAAAATTAAATAGTTGACAATCAAATAATAAAAATAGTATAATATATAAGTACAGCAGGCAACCTACTTAGGATTGTTATAGTTACATATGACACCCACGGATATGATGTTTGTGGATAAGACAGGGCGTCATTCAGATGCAGAGAATATGCCTGCTGTACCTTAATGGCCCATAGCTCAGTTGGTAGAGCGTCGAACTGTTAATTCGAATGTCCCAGGATCGAGACCTGGTGGGCCAGCGGAACAATAGCTCAGTAGGTTAGAGCCCCGAACTCATAATTCGGCCGTCGTAGGTTCGAGTCCTACTTGTTCCACGCTTTTCGGACGGTATCCTAGCCTGGTTTTGGAAGTACTCTTATAAGGTATGTATCGTTGGTTCAAATCCAACTCGTCCGACCAAGGTCACGTAGTTCAGTCGGTTAGAACGCCACCCTGTCACGGTGGAGGTCGAGGGTTCGAGTCCCTTCGTGATCGCTTTGGCTCCATCGTCTATTGGTTAGGATCTCGGTTTTTCACATCGAGGGACAGGGTTCAATTCCCTGTGGAGCTACAAATCGCATGGTGTAGGCGGAAGCATAGACTATGTACAATGAGTTAGTACTAACTCGTACATATGTAAGACGCAGGTTCGAGCCCTGTTGTGATTAGGCAAAGTAATGATCTGCTTTGCTGCATGCGGATGTTGCATATTGGTAGTGCCTCTGCCTTCCAAGCAGAAGGGGTGAGTTCGATTCTCATCATCCGCTCCCAGCCTCCTTAGCTCAGTGGTAGAGTGCCCGCCTTGTAAGCGGATGGTCGTCTGTTCGAATCAGATAGGAGGCTCGTGAAAAGAAACCATTTTAAAAAACTATGGTCAACTATTTTATCTAACGGAGTTCGTCAAGATGAAAATGGCAATTGGACTATAATTAATTCTTCAACAAATAAAAGAAGAATGGAAGGTAAAGGTTCTTCTGTCGGGGGTCCTTCTGGTCCTCAACAAAAACAGTGGAATCCTGCAAAAATTATTGTTACTCCAGATGAATTACAAGAAATTTGGGAGAAACAAGGCGGAAAATGTTATTGGTTTGGAGTAGATCTTGATTTAGATTTATTATATAAAGACCATGTAGATTGGATGCCGAAACATCCCTTAGCCCCTTCAATAGATAAGATTGATGTTGATGGAGATTATACAAAAGAAAACATTGTAATTTGTACAAGATTTGCAAATTTTGGTAGAAATATTTGTGATTTTAATAAGTTTCACGGTATAGTTAAACTATTAAAAACTTAGAGATATAGCTCATTTGGTTAGAGCATCTGTCTGATACACAGAAGGCGAATGGTTCGAATCCATTTATCTCTACTCTTGACATAATATCATTATCATGATATTATTGTTTTATATTCGTTAAAGAAAGGAAGCACAATGAATAAAGTTAGTTATCAACATTTATTACAAGCGCAATTGCGTTCATTCGTGCTACCTAGATCTTAACGGGTTATTTGTATTTTTTATAACCCGTCCAAAAATAGGACGGGTTTTTTGTTTCCCTACGTAGCTTAATAGAAAAGCATGTGTCTGAAGAACATAGGAAGGTGGTGCGATTCCATCCGTAGGGGCAAAGGGAATATAGCTCAGAGGAAGAGCGTCTGCTTTACACGCAGAATGTCACAGGTTCAATCCCTGTTGTTCCCACGGAAGATTAGAGCAGTGGCCTAACTCACCTCTTTGCTAAAGAGGCAATCCGAAAGGAGCACAGGTTCGAATCCTGTATCTTCCGCCAACCGAATGTAGTGAAATGGTATCACGCCTGTTTTGGGTACAGGAGACTGGGAGTTCGATTCTCTCTATTCGGACCAAGGAAGGACAAACCAATTGGCGATGGTAGCTGTCTTGAAAACAGTCGAGTGTAAAAGCCTTGGGAGTTCGACTCTCCCTCCTTCCGCCAGATCCTTGTAGCTCAGTGAATAGAGTGTTTCGCTACGAACGAAAAGGTCGCAGGTTTGAATCCTGCCAAGGATGCCAACTCCCTGTATTGGCGGTGGTTTCTACCCACTTTGCGCATAACGGATTGATGCAGGTTCGAATCCTGTCAGGGAGACTTAGTACTACACGCTTCAAGGTGGAGCAGCGGACTGTAAATCCGTCGTCTTAGACATGCTTGGTTCGATTCCAAGGTAGTGCACGGTGGCGTTAGCCAAGCGGTAAGGCACTTGGTTGTGGTCCAAGTTATCGTGAGTTCGAATCTCACACGTCACACCATTTCTCCTTCGTCCAATCGGTAGGACGCCAGGTTTTGGCCCTGGAAATGTTGGTTCGAGCCCAGCGGGAGAAGCCAAGCTTCATTAGCCCAACGGAAGAGGCGGGAGATTCAAAACCTCCACAGTATAGGTTCAAATCCTATATGAAGCACAAAGCTCCATTAGTCCAATTGGTAGAGGCGCATGATTTAGGATCATGATGTTGTAGGTTCGAGTCCTACATGGAGCACTTAGTCCCTATAGCTCAGTTGGTAGAGCTGCAGACTTTTAATCTGTAGGTCGTAGGTTCGAGTCCTACTGGGGACACTAAGCCCGTGTGGTGGAATAGGCAGACACAGCAGACTTAAAATTTGCCATCGCAAGATATATCGGTTCAAGTCCGATCACGGGTACTTGATAATAATAGTAATGATTGGTATACTTTATACATGACAATTACAGAAGAAGTTGCAGTAGAAAGAGTATTAAATTTGCAGGATCGTTGCGATTCATGTGGAGCCCAAGCTTTCGTATTAGTTAAATTACTTAATGGAAGCTTAATGTTTTGTGGCCATCACTATGCAAAAAATAGTGAAAAATTAGATAATCAGTCTTATGAGATTGTTGATGAGCGTGAATATATTAATAAAAAGTCCGAATCTAGCAACTAGTGGTATAATAATCTTATGGGATCAAAGAAGAATTTAGAAAAAATAAAAAAGGCGTTAGAAATACGTCAGAAAAACCACAAAGGACCTGGTGGCAAAGTCCCAGGGTCTATGAATAAGAAAAAGACAGGGTATGCAAAGCCATGAAAAAATTTATTTTGGCAAAAACAGCTAGCTGGTACTTTTTCCATTTTATAATGGTAACAACCCTAGGTACTTTAATTACTTCAGAAGTAGATACTGGAATTAAGATAGCATCTGCAGAGATGTTCTTAGAAACATTCATATTCTATATTCATGAAAATATTTGGCATAAGGTGAAGGATAAATGGAACTAACACAAGCATTAAAGATTTTACAAGCAGATGTATTTAAGACTTATTTGCAGGTACACGGATATCATTGGAATGTAGAAGGAATTTTATTTCCTGAAATGCATGAAAAATGGCTAGAGGTTTATGAAGATATATACGGATCAATTGATGATATCTCTGAAATGCTACGCAAGCTAGGTGAACGTGCACCTATGACACTTGAAGATATCCAAGCAAATTCTTCATTTTCAACTGTATATTCAGGATCTAGTGCTAAAGATCAGATAGAAGCTTTCCTAGCATCTAATGAAATGGTTATAAGCAGCATTAAGGCTGCTCATGATTTAGCAGATAAGGCTGGGGAAATTGGAATTGCCTCAGATCTTGAAATCAGAGACTCTATGCATAAAAAGTGGAGATGGCAACTTGGCTCTACAATTAAAACAACTATTGCATAGTATTGACAAGGTATTTGTCAGCATAGTATAATATATCTATAACTACTACAAAAGGATACAAATGAAAAAGTTAGCTGCAATTTTGGCAGTATTTTTTGCTGTTTCAATTCAACCAGTTCATGCTGAAACACCTAAGACTATGGTCATTATCGATACTGGTATTGATATTAAGCATCCCGCTATTTCCAATAATATTTCTTACGAAGTGTGTTTTGCTGGATATAATTCATGTCCTAATAAGCAAAACTTTATGGAGGGAGTTGGTGCTGCCACAGTAACACCAACAATGTATTCAAATGATTCCTGGTTTCATGGAACAAAAGTTGCATCTGCTGCTGTTCAAGCAAATTCAAATGTAAAAATTATTGAAATTCGATGCGCTTCTTTATTGAGCACAAGCGGATATCTTGGATGCAATCCAACAATGCTTACAAATGCATTAAATTGGGTAGTTAATAATAAAACTAAGTTTAATATTGGTGCTGTAGTGTCCCCTCTTGGATCATATAGCACTACATGCGATACAAAAGCTTCATATGTAGCACCAATTAATCAATTAACTTCAGCAGGTATTGCTGTAATTTTCCCAACTGGAAATGATTTTAAATATGTTTCAATTGATAACCCTGCTTGTGTACCAGGAGTACTAGCAATCAGTGCAATTGATGATAAAGGTAGACTTGCTTTATATGCAAATTATTCTGCACGTGTTGACTTTGCATCAGAAGGAAATCTAACTGTAGCAGTCCCAGGAGGAGGCTATAAATCTGATTATGGAACATCCTTGTCAGTAGCAACTTTTGGAGCTAAGTGGTTAAGCATCCTTAATTCTAAAAATCTATCATACCTTGATCAATATAATCTTGTAAAAAGCACAGGAACCCCATATACAAATATTATGGTTAAGCAAAATGTACTTGCAATAAATATTACCAAGGCACTACAATAGTATCATGCAAACATTCCTACCTTTCCCCGCTAAGCGGGACAGTCTTGATGTGCTTGATAACAAGCGACTCAACAAACAAATATTAGAAACATATCAGATTCTAAATATCTTGACTGGTAACTCTAAGTCAAATGCATGGCGTAACCACCCAGCTGTTCTTATGTGGGAGGGGGCTGAATCAGAACTATACCGTTATGGTATGACAGCAATTACACTAGCAAAACATCGTGGAATTAAAACTGACAAGAATGAAGAAAATATGTTTATGCTGTCAAGATCACATAACTCCCGTAATTGGGAAGATAATACTCCGCTATGGGCAGCAAACCCAACAATTATCAAAAAAGTAAATGCAACACACAAAGCAAATCTATATAAAAAAGATCCAATTTTTTATGCAGAGTTTGCCAATGCAGTTGATGACCCATATAATGAGCCATGCTGCGACCGTTGCCAGTACTATTGGCCAACCCATAAGGAAAAATATGGAACACGATGACGATAAGCTAATTGGCTTTCTTGAAGATCAAGGTGCTATTATTTGGGATGGACAATCGGAAGACGGAGAAGCAGTATTTAGATTCAACCTTGAAAAGCTTAAAGAAGTAATGCCAGAGCTATATGATGAAATTATGGCTGATATCGATAAAGATTTAATGGATCTGTATCAAATGGGCATGGTCGAGATTGAGTATGACGAAAATCTAAATGCTATGTTTAGGATTACAGAGGAAGCAGAAAAGCTTATGCGTGAGGTAAGGGAAAATCCCCCATCACTTTAGGAAATTGATTTCATATACGATATAATAGAACTAATCACACGGAGGTGAAATATATGGATAACAATCAACAAACTCCATCTCAGGCAGCAGGTAAGCCTGATTTGTCAGCTAAAACATCACCAGATAACTCAGTATCAGCTCCTGTAAAGGATCTTGGAGTTAACAGTGGAAAGCCTATGGCATCAGGAGCGTCTCCTTTTACAGGATCAGATACTTCAATGACCACAGGAGAAAAAGCTGGCGGAAAAATCGTAACAACCGAAACTGGAAGCAAAGCTTAATTTTTAACATTGGAGAATAATGGATATCGATAATAAATTAGAGAAGTTATTCTATGGAATGCTTAAAAGCTGGAAATCGGACCCAGGGGTTCTATCTCCATTTTCTTCAAGTAGTAGTCAACATAGTGAACAGAGTGATAATCACCTAGAGCATTATGTTCAACAAAGTCAAGATACAAAAGATACTGAAAATGTATCAAGTATATTTAATTCAATGAACGGAGGTATAAAAATGGAAAATACACAATATGAAGCACAAGCATCTGCAACAACAGAGCCAGATGCTAACAGTGAAATTGCTATTACAAAAGTAATTGATCAAGTTACTCGTCCAGAAGCAAACGTATCAGTTTCTGATGCTCCAGAAGGACCAGTTCCAACAAATGAAACATTCCCTTCAGAAGGAAGTGCAGTTGCACCAACTAATGAAGAGATGGCTGAGCCAGTTGAAAAGGCTGAAGCTACCAAGTGTGAATCATGTGGACAAGCATTGCCAATGAAGAAGTCTGCTGATGAAGCAGAAACTCCAGCTGAAGATGCTAAGGAAACTGCAGAAGATGAGAAAAAAGAAGAGATGAAGAAGTCTTTCTCAGTTTGGGAAGGCGCATTTTCTCCAAACGTTAAACGAGGAATGTAATTTTTCTTTTGATATAATATAAACAGCGGGCAACCCCCGCTGTTTATATTTGAGAGGTAATATGAGAGTCGGAATTTTTGGAAGTAGCGATTGGGATAACTATATGGATCTAGTAAGAAGTATGACCATATTTATTCAAGAATCACACGAATTAGGACACGATCAGCTAGTCCTTGTTCATGGCGGAAAGCGTGGAGCAGAAAACATGCTAACGGAGTATATAGGAAAAACTGAAAAGTTCTTAAGACAAAAGGGATTTAAAGTTAAAGAAGATCTTTTCCGCACACCAAGTAAAGCAATAGATGTAGATATGATAGAGTCTGGATTAGATTTCGCTATTATCTTTTCTACAGGAGATAAGCGTACATATTCTTCAAAAAAGCTTTTGGAAGCGTACGGAGTTCCATACAGACTAGTAGAGAATGCTTGACATATAATGCAGCATAATGATACAATAGAAATTAAAGAATTGCTTACCCAGATGGTAGGCCTTTTAGAGGATATTAAAGATCTTTTAAAAGAAGAAAAGACGCAAAGAGAAAGTAAATTACCAAGATCAATATGAAAAACATGGTAGAACTTAATGTCAAAGAAGCTCACAAGCTTGTAGAGCAAAACAAAAGAAGTGGTTTTTTTTGGGATGGATGGACCATCGTTAAGTGGTCTCCTGGACACAATGGTTACATGCAACCAAATGGTATGTATAGACGAGGTAAGTGGGGATTTGCAAAACGCTATCCTTTGACAAGCAAAGGGACATGGTTAATTCCTTCCAAATATGTCTAATATATTAAAAGAATTAGGAATTGATGAGAAAGATGTAAAATGGTATCATCTTTCAGCATGTAAAAACATGAATATCAATTGGTTTTATGATGACTATGAAAATGATAAGATTCTAGCCTCTACTTCGGACCAAGTTTGTTTAAACTGTCCTGTCATAAAACAATGCTATAAAGAAGGCGTTGAAATGAAAGAATATGGCGTACGTGGCGGAATTTTTATGAATCTTGGTCGAGTAGATAAACAAAATAACTCCCATAAAACAAAAGAAATTTGGGATAGATTAAGAAAAATACATGGAAAAAATTTTTTATAGCATAGAGATGGCAAAAGCTTTACGAAAGATAAAGATGCCAGTAAAAGATCTCAAAATGGACGTTAGAGCACGTCCCAATTACCTAGCTTTGACTGTTTATGAAGAAGATGTTATGCAGTACGAAATTGATAAGCGTGCTGACATAATGGAATACTTATTGCTTTGTAGACAGTTGATAGAATCTTACGGGGTTCGCTGCGAGATTGAGGGAGTAAAACATGCCAATAATAAGAAAAGTCTTTCTAAATAAAGAAAGAGTTTATGCTGATTTAATATCTGAAGGGGTCTATGCCTCTAGGATTAAATATACATACGGAGGGGTTATGTACGACGTTTTCGTAGAAAATGATGAATTCGAAATAGTACATGACGATGAATGGAAGGAAGAAGAATGAAGTGTTATTCATGTGGAAAACAAAAAAATGAATTACATCCTAAGAAGTCAGAGCTTCTAGATGGTGTTAGTTCTTTAATGTGTCAGACATGTATAGATTCTAAATTTGAACCCAGATGGGTTGTTGTTTTAGCAGCTAGATCAAAAGGAGCAGATATAGTGAGAGATTTTATTATTAAGCGCAGATACATAGGCGATGAAATTTTAGCAAATGAGTTGATAGCATAATGATAGACGTAACAGGAAATATTGAAAAAGCTTTATCAGAAGAAAAGGCTGTAGTTTATTTTACAGCTGCATGGTGTCAACCTTGTAAGCAACTTAAACCATTATATGCTAAGGCTGGCATGCAAGATGACAATTACAATTATTTTGTTATAGATGTTGATACTATTGATCAAGAGCACTTGAAAAAGTATAACGTACAAAGTGTTCCTTCCGTTTTTAAAATGAAAAATGGAGAAATTCAAAAAGTAATTACAGCAAGAACCGCAGAAGAAATTATCAAACAAGTAAACTCTTAGGATAAAAATGACAACTATCGCAGCAATACAAGGTAAAAATTGGGTTGTAATGGGAGCTGATTCTCAATCTACTCATGATGAATACAGACGTGTAAAAATGTCTGATGATAAAGTAATCAATAATAATGGCATCTTAATTGCAGGGTGTGGTTCTGGTAGAGGAATGAATCTATTACAATATGTTTTTAAGGCTCCAAAACCTCAGTCAAACCTTACTCCCGACAAGCTAGATAAATGGGTTTCTAATATCTTTATTCCAGAAATGCGACAAACATTTATGGATCATGGGTATGACATGAAAGATGATGGGGATTATGCACAACATGACGGAGTATTCCTAGTTGCAGTGCAAGGTATGCTTTATATAATTGATGATACATATGCTTGGGATCGTGACAGCAGATGCTATATTACATCTGGGTCAGGTGGAGACTTTGCACAAGGGTCTTTGTACAAGTCATCTTTAGGCGGAAAGCTTTTCACTAATTTAGCAGAAGCTAAAAAAGAAATGAAGATTGCAATCGATGCAGCTAAAGAGTTTGATGTGTGGTCTGGAGGGGAGACTAGAATTTATGTTCAGCAATCAGAGTGAGAAAGAATTCTGGGATTGGTTCCAGGTAGGCGTAGATAATGATTGGATTACAAAACCGTTTTGTCAAACACATGATGGTGGCTACGAATTTCAAACCGAAGAAGAAATGAAGGAATGGGAAGATGGCGGAGATCCATGTATGACAGTAACACGAGTGAAGTATTTAGGATAAAAATGACAAATATTAAACCATTAGGCAAGCTTTTGCTTGTAAAAGAATTTGAAAATGCAGAGTCTAAGACTGCTGGGGGTCTAATTATTACAGCTACAGCTGCAGAAAGAGACCTTAAAAGAGCAACAGTTATTGAAGTTGGCCCAGGTGAAAGAAGTGGGTTCAACGGAGAGCTCTATCCTGTTGACACAATAAAAGAGGGAATGGTAGTATATTATTCTCCAAACCATGCTACAGAAGTAAATGATAATGTAACTGGAGAAAAGTTTTATTTTGTTAATAGCGGAATGCTATTTGGATATGAGGATGAAGATGCACAAGAATAAAGGTCGCAATCAACAAATTCGTGGTCACAAGCGTGCCCTAAAAGTTTTAAATAGAAAGCGCAATAGAAATGCTAGTGATCTATTTAAAGTTAATGGGGAATATGCGGTTTGGCTAGATAAAAAAATTAGAGAAGATGCAGATAAGATTTACGAATCACAAAAAGTAGAGGCATAAATATGGAATCTATTCTTGAAGAAGCTAAGAGAATTGTTCATGGGGATCGTGGAGAAAACTATGGGCATCCATTTGAAGATTTTTCTAGAACTGCAATGATTTGGTCTGCCATTTTAGGGATTGACGTAGAACCTGAGCAAGTAGCTCTATGTATGGTTGGAGTAAAGATTAGCCGTGAGGTAAATCGTCCAAAGCGAGATAACATAGTAGATGGTGCGGGATATTTTGAAACTCTTGATATGGTGAAAAATGAAAGAGAACGCAGAGAGTCTATGCTAAATCACCCATCATTTAAATCTAGTTTTATAGATTTTCATAATGCAAATAAAGATATTTATGGAGTTAATAATCCAGAGGATTGGGACAGTATTGACTAATGTCTGACACAATTCCATGGAAGCGTATTAGAAAAACAATAGGAAGGAAAAATATGAAAACAGTAGGTCAAAAACTACCATCATTTACTATGGTTGGAGTAACGCCAGAAAATGAATTTTTTAATATAAATAATGATACTTACAAGAATACTTGGAAAGTAATTGTTTGGTATCCAAAGGACTTTACTTTTGTATGCCCAACAGAAATTGTTGCTTATGATAAGTTAAATAAAGAATTTGAAAATCGTGGTGCTAAGTTGCTTATCGGATCACGAGATAACGAATATGTAAAGGTTGCATGGAAGGCTG